GACTGGCAAAAGCTCCGCAGCATGCTGAAGATCGGCTGTGACTACAACCACTACAGAGACGATTACTTCAACGAATGCCGCCCCGAAGACGGTATCCCACTCGAAATTCAGCAGGACGCTGAGTCTCTTTACCGGCAACTGGAAAATGCCTCGCCCGAGGAGAACCGTGATGGATAGATGGCACGGCGATGAGCAGTACCAAATCCTCACCGCCACCGTACAGGACGTATGCCAGACGCTTGGCAATCCTGCTAGCTGGGATGCAGATGGGCATGACGCGCTGTTCTGGGCGAAGCGGCTGGGAGATGCGGACTTCTTCGCCAATCTCGGTCCTGCTGACCACATGGCGATCCTGTACGCGGTGATGAACAGCAATAGCCCGTGGGTGCTTGGGTTGCAGAGAGATATCAAGCACGCCATAGCCATTGAGATTGAGGGCTGACATGACCCTCCCCCTCTTCATCCTGTGCGGCCTGTGCGCCGCTTACCCCTTGGGCCTGATTGGCGACCGCGCCATGGCCTTTCTGAGGAAGTCAGCATGAACAAGATCACCCACGGTGGCCCGGCGTTTCCCGTGCCAATTAATCCAGGGGAGTCATACCAAGAGCATTCGCCATGCGACGGCATGACCCTGCGCGACTACTTCGCGGCCAAGGCCATGCAGGGAATGCTGGCCGTGCCTGATGACCAGCGCTACGGCGACAGGGCCGACAAGACTCTGAGCATCGAGGAATGGCAGCAGTGGTGCGTCACAGGTGTGGTCGAACACGCCTACCGAGTTGCCGACGCCATGATCCGCGTGCGAGGTGCCCAATGATCCGCCTCCTAACCATCCTCAAAACCCACGGCCTCATGATCTTCTTCGGGGCCGTTTTTCTGCTCGCTACCTGCGTTCTTCGACCCACTCTCGACAAGTACGAGCATGAACGGGTGGCGAAGGAAGGCGGGACTATGTACGCCGCAAAGGACTAGACATGTCGAAAACACACTGGAAGCTCCTGATCAACCCTGACTACATCGGAGCCTATGCCCTGGAAGAAGGTCAGGACCTAACGGTGACCATTGACTGGGTCCAACAGGAAGCTGTGACCGGTACCGGTGGCAAGAAGGAAGATTGCACGGTCGCGCATCTGGTTGGACAGAAGCCGATGATCCTGAACGTCACCAACTCCAAGATGATCGCCAAGCTATACGGGCCGTACATCGAGGACTGGGCCGGGAAGCCGATCACGCTGTACGCCAGCACGACCAAGCTAGCGGGCGAGACGGTCGAGTGTCTGCGAATCCGCCCCAAGGTGGTGGTCAAGCAGCCGCCCAAGATCAGCGCGGAGCGGTTCGGCAAGGCCATCGCTTCGATCAAGGCCGGGGAGTACACCACCGACAAGCTGCGGGCGAACTTTACGCTGACCGGTGAGCAGGAAAAGGAACTGGAGGAGGCGCTAAGTGAAGCCACTGTTTAAGGTCCGCTGCTCGTCCCTGTCCGTGATCATGACCGACCCGAAGGCGAAGTCCGCGGTTCTGTCGGAGGGCGCCAAGACGTACTTGGAAGGCGTGGCTAAGGAATTGGTCTACGGGTACACCTACAGCCCTACCGCCAAGTACATGGAGAAGGGCAAGATCGTCGAGGATCAGGCCATCGCGCTCTACAACTCGGTCTTCTTCACCAACCACACTAAGAACACCGAGCGCCGCGAGATCGACTACCTGACCGGCGAGTGCGACATCTTCACCGGTACCAAAATCATCGACATCAAGTCGGCCTGGTCTCTCCACACCTTCCCCGCCACCGCGGCTATGGGCGCCTGCAAGGAATACGAATGGCAGATGCGCGGATACATGAAGCTCTGGGACGTTGACGAAGCCGAGGTTGCTTACTGCCTCGTCAACACGCCGGATGAGCTGGTGGGCTACGAAGACGCCGACCTTCACTACGTCGACCACATTGACGAGGTTCTGCGAATCACCCGCGTCCAGTACACCCGCGACCGAGAGCTGGAAGAAAAGATGGAAACCCGCGCACGCGCGGCCCAGGAATACGTC